GTGGAGGACAAACTAAATGGCAACTAAAAATGAGATGAGAGCAGTTCTAAAGAACAAGTTCTTATGCCAAGACAAGTTTACAAATGACATTGAAAATCTTGTTCAGAATAATAATGACATGAATTACATCGAAGCAATCTGTCACTATTGTGAAGAGAATAGTATAGAGATTGAATCAGTTTCTAAACTCATTACTAAACCAATGAAAGAAAAGTTGAAGGGTAATGCAATGAACCTAAACTATTTGAAGAGAACATCAAGGGCGAAGTTCCTTGCCATATAAATTGTCACCCTTTGATACTTACAAAGAGTACCTAGCGTACAAGAATCATTTTACTAAGGAAAAGTATGACTATCAAAGATATGGTGGTCAATCTAGAGCGAAGATAGATTCTTTTTATAAAAGAAAGGACAGGTATTTTTTTGAGAAGATGTCAAGAAAGTATAAAGATCCAGAGATCAAAAACTTTTTCCTTGCCAATTTTGTAGATACAGATAATCCACAGGGATTATGGATAGGTAATATCATGAGGTCTGGTGAAACTGTGTACAAAGAGTGGCAGAAAAGAAATGAGAGTTTGTTCTATAACTTTAAACAAAAGTCTGAGGAACTGATGGATCAGTATACTTACGATGAATTTTTTGATGCATCGAAAGGTCACCCACCTATACTAAAGGAGCACTTAGCAGGTAACGTAAGTGCAGAAGAGATGTGTGTCTATGAGAAATTGTTTGGATATTGTAAAGACTATGATAAACAATTGGATGACCCAATATGGAGGGTAGTTGGTTTGAAGATAAGGAAGTACTTACCATTTCTAAATATTGACAAAGAAAAATACAAACATTATCTTATGAATCGTATTCGGGAGAGACATGAGTAAATTTTTTGACTCGGAAAATGTAAAGAAAGAAATGGAGGAGATTACATGCCTTCAGAAAGAATTGTACGATGTGATTCTTAAGTTTCCGATGATGAGTTCGGAAGCAAAAGTTGAGCATATAGATACAGTGATGGAGTTACTTGAGAGACAACAGATAATGTGGACAAGACTATCATTGACAGATGATCCAGAAGCAAAGAAGATGAAAGAGTATATTACAAACCACTCAAAAGAATTAGGTTTTGGTGACACAGATTTACCTACAATATTTACTAACATGAAACGCACTCTAGAACAAGTTCAATCTAACCTCAAAAGATAATGTCATTTTTGATTCATAATTTACCACCTTACTCGGTGTATGTGAGAAAAGAATTCTTATACGATCATCAGAAAGGTCATGGTGAAATAACACCAGGCACATGGATATCTGTCAAGAGTGTACAGCACAAAGCATTATACTTTGAGACACTATTGACAGAATACGGTGCATTGTTTGACAAGTTACCACTCAGTGCATTTGTATGGAAGAAGGACTATGATCCTGATAAACTACTACCACTTGACACACTACAATTATGGGATTGTTTTGACTATGACCTGACTGTCATAGAGAAACCATTACTCAATCGCTGCTCCTTCTTTGGTAAGGACAAACAGTTGCATGACGGACAGTATTGTTTTACGATAGACAATTGTCATGCACAGTCATCTACATTGAATACAAATTATAGTCAAGATGATCCAGAACATAAGTCATTCAATGTTATAGCACTAGATAACGGACAGTTTGCAGCACAACCAAACAACAGAGTGCAGTGGAGAGACATGAGTTTGATAGCAGAGGATACACAGACACCAGACTTTGAGGTGTGTTCACAGAATTATCAGGTAGAAAATACAGAGAAGTGGAGTGTAGGTCACACTACAGAATGGGCATACAAATCTAAAGATGAAGATATACTTTGATGGTTGCTCTTGGACTTGGGGTGGTGAGTTAGACAATAATAAAACTGAAAGATTTAGTGCAATTATATCTAAAGAATTAGAAGCAGAGGAATATAATTATTCTCAAAGAAAGGGAAGTAATGATAGTATAATAAGACGATTATTACTTGACAATAATATATCAGAGTATGATCTTGCAATCATACAGATGACATATCCTAGTAGAACTGAATTTTATGATGGTAAGTATATAAGGGTCGCTACACAAGATGTGAAGACAATGATTCACAAGAGAAAGTCAATAAGAAATGAGGATGACCTTGTATTCTGGACTCACTATTATACTAACGTATATAATCAACGTTACTTTGCTGATAAAGAGATGATACATTACAAAACCATACGTAATCACTGTAAGTTACATAAGGTGCCATTGATTTTGACGACCATTAATAATTGGGATACTAAGATTAAATTTGACCTTGAATTAGAGCATACAAAGTACCCAAGAGCACCAGAGAATCACCCCAATGTAGAGGGTCATAGAATCATAGCAAAAGATATTATTACCCTGTTGACAACGCATAAATAGTATACTATACTAAACTTGCGTATGCAAGGTGTTAATCCACCAATCTATTCAATACGACGAATACTACGAGTCAAATTTATGACATTTGCAAATCTAAAAAAACAATCTCGCCTTGGCAGTTTGACAAACAAACTTACCAATGAAATCGAGAAGATGAATAAGAAAGGCACAGGCGGTGCCGACGAACGACTATGGAAACTAGAGGTCGATAAAGCAGGTAACGGTTATGCTGTTATCAGATTCCTACCTGCACCTGACGGTGAAGAACTACCATGGGCGAAGGTGTGGTCACATGCTTTCCAAGGACCTGGTGGTTGGTACATAGAGAACAGTCTTACTACTCTTGGTGGTAAAGATCCAGTATCAGAGTACAACCGTTTGCTATGGAATAGTGGCAACGATGCAGACAAAGACCTTGCACGTAAGCAGAAGAGAAAACTCACATACATCAGTAACATCTATGTTGTGAAAGATCCTACTAACCCAGAGAACGAAGGCAAAGTATTCTTATACAAATTTGGTAAGAAGATCTTTGACAAACTTACAGCAGCAATGCAACCTGAGTTTGAAGACGAAGAAGCAATCGATCCATTTGATTTCTGGAAGGGTGCTAACTTCAAGTTGAAAGCAAAGAACGTTGCAGGTTATCGTAACTATGATTCATCTGAGTTCTCTGCTACCAGTGCACTACTAGATGATGACGATGCTCTTGAAGCATTGTGGAAGAAGCAGTACTCACTCGAAGAGTTCACTACTGCTGATCAGTTCAAGTCATACGGTGATCTTGAAAAAAGATTGAATGCTGTGTTGAATACATCACGTCCACCAGTAGCAGCAGAGGTTGCAACTGAAGAGGAAGAGATTGTAACTGTACCACCAACACCTGTGACTGCAAGTGCTACACCTACTGATGATGATGCACTATCATACTTTCAGCGTCTAGCAGAAGAGTAATGGAATACGTCTCATTTGAAGAGACAATCGGAGTCTACGATGGAGATCAATCTGTCGTAGACTCTTGTTTATCTTATGTGTATGAACTTAGAGACTTATGTCCTAAGTCAGATGGAAATTCAAATTATGGTGGATGGCAGAAAGATATCAGTCATCCGATCAAAAATGTAATTGAGAGAGAGTTCAAGAAATATATCAAACACTATCTTGTAGAGGAACCTTATTGGGTGTCACTCACCAAAATTTTCTGCAACATCAATCCACCAGGTTCATCTAATACTATGCATCATCACACTGTAGGTGAATTTAGTGGTGCATTTTGGTTGAAGGCAAAAAAAGGGGCAGGAGATCTCATAGTGATGAACCCTTACCCTAACAAGTTTATAAACACATGTACTATAGCAAAGAGAGACTATAATGCTATGTACTTTACACCCGAACAAAACAAGGGTGTCTTCTTCAACAGCAACCTAATACATCACGTTGATATCAACAGGTCGGATGAAGACAGAGTATCCATTGGTTATCATATTGGACTGCATTATCTGTAGGCAAAAACGACCTTTATTTTCAAATATCGGGCAAAAAAAACTCAGGGCAATTTTTGCTCTTAAGGTTTTTAACGAGGTTCTAAAACTCTAAGATTATCACCCTTTTTCAACTTTCTATTGATATATTGCGAACTATCAGTATAAGTCATTATTTCTCTCATGTCACTTATTACAGATCCTACGTATTCTGGTCTCACAAGATAAATTGACCTTTTAGCGTCATTCTTGTTTACCTCATGTTGAAAATTAGAGACTGATGTAAGGTTATTGACATTATATTGAGTTCCATTATATGAGTAAGAATATGTAAAATCAGAGTCTACGGTCAATCCTGATTGTAAAAGTAATTTATCATCGGGGTTTCTAATTTCATTTGTTTCATAATGGTGCACTTGACCTAATTGAACAGAATCATACTTATTATCCAAGTATCGCTGGAAATCATATTGACCCATTGGCCACTCATCTCTAATATTGATGATATTGTTAGCAATCAATACTATCCAATCTAATTGATCATTTTCATATACTTTATCAGCAACATTATCTGGTCTATCATCACCCGACACTGAATATTGATAAAATGCGGTGACATTTTGAAAAAATTCATCACGTACCTTACCTCTCTTGAAGAGGTTTTTTACTGTAATAAAGTCGTTACTCGAATTTCTCTTGTTTGAGAAAGACTGTAATTGCACATCTGGAAAGAGATCGAAATAGTTCATTAGAATCCTACATCATTGTCGTCAATTGAATTTGCCCCTGTTAGCATAGTTCCAAGATCTTTTATACTATCATCTCTATTGTCTTTATATGGAACTCCATCAAAACCAGCATAATCATCCCTGAATATTGGTGTCAACTCATTGAATGTTAAACCCATTGTGCTTCTTACAGGCATTGATACTGCTCCACTATCGCTATATGATTGATAGGTGCCATCTGGCGTAAAATCAATTTGACATGCGGTCATGGCACATATCTTGATAATATTCAAACCTTTGATTCTTCTATTTTTGTTTTTATATTGTATCTTAAACACGTTAGGTGAACCAAGGAACAAATTTGAACCAACTGCAGATGCTGACCTCGATGGTAACATGCCTTGTTTGAACCATCTTTGTATTTTTCTTACCGCAACTGCTTCTTCTGGACTCTCTGGAGCAAAATTGAAATTGAAAGAGAACGTTCTCAATTGAGGTCCTCCAAATAATAATTCTAAGTTTGGATTGATCGCAGCACCAGTCTGTCTAGTAATAAATTGGTCAACATCTACATTTATACCTATCTGTGATAATGCTGATCTTGCAAGCACCGCACTTATGACAGAAGCAGAGTTTGCCTCACTTCCTCCTGTTTCTTTGAAATCTTCTTTTATCTTGTTGAAAATATTTCCAGCATCAGTTACACCACCTTTAATCAATTCACCTATGTTAGCTTCACCACCTAGTGTTTTTCCTATTGCCCCTGTTGCTGATTGAAATGCTGCTAATTCAACAGCATTTGCTCTTGCTTCACCCCAACTGACTCCGTTACTGACTCCAAGTTTGTTTGGAATCGGTAATCTACAAGATCCACGAGGTCTTTCTATATTAGATGTTCTTTGTACCCCAGAATCTAGTATTGTACCTAGTGAGTTTGTGCCTTCTGGTTGTGGGGGTGAATATTCAAATTGCTCAATGTAAATATAATCTTCACCCTTGTTACCTTTTAAGTGTGGAGGATAAGCAAGTGCTTCATTCTTCACCTGAATGCTTTCTCTAAACCGTCTTGCTTCAGCACTTTCAGCTCTTTCAGTGTCTTTTTCAATTTGTTCTGCTATTTTAGATTCTAATTCATTTCTACTATCTTTAGTTGTTAGTGATACGTCATTGATTGAACCGCTACCTGCAATTGCATCATACACACCATTATCAACTAGATTTTTTTCAAATTGGTCTGATGTGCCATTTTCAAGTGCTTTTACTCTAAGTTCATTCATTCTAGTATGATACTCTTGTTCTCTATCACTCGACTCCAATATTGCGGATACTATATCATCATTTGCCAATGCATCAAAATCATTATATTTCAACTGACCCTGTGAACCAAGTATCGCAGGTCCTCTTGCATTAATACTAAGAGGTAGACCAGTCTTGCCATTTAGACTGGTATCTATATTTTCAGTTATATTATATGTAACACCATCAACTACCACATCATAGAAAATAAATGATTGAGTCGTATTATTCTTAAATGCTGATTGAGGTTTATCGCTCATCTTATCAATCTCCTGATTTTTTGATTAGTCATTGATATCTCAACGCTTCCTAAATCATTAACAAACTGCTCAAGACGCATTCCTAATGCTTTATCCAAATCTTCACCTTTCAATTGTAGGAACATGCCTTTTACGTTAGGTCTTAGGTATTTATTGAATCCTGGCAACTTAGTATAATCTTGATCTGCAAGAATATAGTCTAGAACACCTGATCTATTTGAAGGTTTGGTATAATGTAGATTTACACCATAAAATGAATTATTTTCCATGGCAACAATGTAAGTCATGGGATTTTTATCATAGAATGGGAGTTGTTCGGCATATTTTGCAGAGTATTGATATAATAAGACCTCTCCTATGATAGGTTGTCCTACCATATTAGATGTGGGAAATACATTTTTATATTCCAAGTTCTTTCTCCGTTAGTATTTGAAACTTCCATCTACGATCCTTACAGAAATCTTCTGCTGCTTCCCACTTTGCTTTATTGGTAGCATATGTGAAAACCTCAGACACATACCTCTTTGTTCTTCTTTTTTGTACTTTAGGTTCTTTCACTTGTTTTGCAGGTTTGATCTCTATCACTTTTTCTTGGTAATTACACTTTACATCTCTATATTTCACATAGAAATCGGGAAAGTATCTGTGCACCCTGTTATCAACAGGTGATCTATAT